AAAGATGATGTCTTAAATCTTGAGTATGGAACACCAGACTCTCAACCAACTGCTGCAATCCGCAGATACGCAAATAGAACTTCAGAGGCAGAGAAATTTTTGCTGGGTAGAGCATCTGTCCACCTAGGAGCCTACTAATGTCATTCCTATTAGCAGAAGATGAAGCCCTTAGAAATTTATTAAAAGGGATGACTGTTACTGATCAAAAGGCTGATGGAACACGTAGTGTTGGCGTTTGGTTTGGTCAACCTGACCAAGAAATTCGTACCCAAAGTTATCCGTACATTACGATTGACATGATTGATATTGCTGAAGACTACCAACGTGCTATGCGTGGAAGAGTAAAACCAGTTTATGTATCTAACCCATCTACCATAGATGGAGAAACTGCATATAATCCTGAGACAAATAACTGGGATATAAATTATCCAATTCCAGTAAGTATTGATTACCAAATAACAACATATGCTCGTCAACCACGTCATGATAGAGAGATTCTTGCTCAGTTGTTATACACAAAGATTCCATTACGATTCGGTGTCTTAGAAACTGGTCCAAACACCAGTGCTGGAACAACTCGTCGTTTGGATGTTCTAGATGTCTCTAAAAGAGATGTTACAGAACAAGGAAAGCGTCTATTTGTAAACGCAATAACCGTTCGTGTTTCAAGTGAGATTGCGCCAGAACTTTATAACAAGTTCTACAAGGTTCTTGAACTAAACGTAACAGGTACAACTGGCAGTCAGACCCTTGGTCGCAGTCAGTTCACTGCCATCGAATCGTATACTCAATCGGCATCATAAGGAAACCCCTACCCAACTAGTAAGGAGAAATCATGGCTTATAGCCGTCCAGGTGTTTACATTAGTGAACGCCTACTACCACCAGTAATTCCTAATGGAGTTTCTGCTAATGCTGCTGGAGCAGTTGTTGCACCTTTTGCACAAGGCCCAGAAACAGTAACGCTTGTTTCATCTTGGTATGAATTTACCAAATACTTTGGAGGTTACAACGCCTCTTACCCAGCCACTTTTCAAGTTGGCTCATTCTTTACAAATGGTGGACGTGAACTTTATGTTCAACGTTTACTTGCGGCTAACGCTGTTGCTGCATCTACAAATCTAGTAGATTCAGGTAGCACCGCAAGAGTAACTGTTACATCAAAAAATGCTGGAACAGATGGAAATAACCTTCGTGTTGTGGTTACTGCTGGTGAAGTTGCAAGTACCTATACACTTACTCTTTATAAAGAGTCTGGTGTTGCAAATGATATTACTGATGACATTCTTCTTGAACAATATAAAAATATTGTTTTTAATGATGCGGCATCAAGTGATTACGCTCCAACAGTAATTAACATTATTTCACCAAATATTTCAGTTGCTGTTCTTGCTGGGTATGCTGGTCAAAATATTACAAGTGCTACATATCCGTTGACAAGCGGATCAAATGGAACAGCAACAGCATCAACTGATTACACCAGTTACAAGGCAAGTGGATCTTCTGTATTTGAAAGATTTACAAGCATTGATCGCCCATTAGTTGTATTCCTTCCAAATGTAAACGCATTGAACTCTGGAACAGTTGGAGTATTTGATGCTGCAACATCATGGGCAGAAGATAACAATGGTTTTGTAGTAATTGGAACAGATCCAGATTTAACTGTTGCAAATGCTATTTCTTTTGCTGGAAGTCTTGCAGATACAAGCAATGCTGCAGTTTATTATCCAAATGTTTATGTCTCTGATCCTTTGGGTCGTGGCAGCGGTGCTCTTCGTAAGATTGAGCCTACAGGTGCAATTGCTGGACTTTACTTGGCTACAGATGCAAGCCGTGGTGTGTTTAAAGCCCCTGCGGGTATTGCAAGTACAGTTCAAGGAGTTGTTGCTGTAGAAAAAACATTTACATCTGCTGAACTAGACAGTATGAACTCCAGTACATCACCTGTTAATCCAATCCGTCAAATTCCTGGAGTTGGACTTGCAGTAATGGGTGCTCGTACCCTAAAGCAAGATGGAACTGCAAACAAGTACGTAAACATGCGTCGTTCTTTAATTTACATTCGTAAGAACCTAAAGAACCTAACAGAGTTTGCAATTTTTGAAAACAATGATGAGCGTCTGTGGTCTCGTATTAACACGACTCTTGGTTCATTTTTAAACGAATATAGAAATCAAGGCGGTTTACGTGGAGCAACTACTGCTCAAGCATTCTTTGTTAAATGCGATGCTGAAAACAATACAGCACAAACAATCGCAAATGGAGAGGTTCACATTCAAGTTGGTGTGGCTCTTCAATATCCAGCAGAGTTCATCGTCATCGACCTCAGCCAAAAGACGCTGAACTAATCCAAGGGAGAAATAAATGCCTACAATCATTAATAATCGGTCATCATTAATTACCGATCCATTACGTAACTTTAGATTTTTAGTTACGTTCAAAGCATTACCAACAGCAAGTACCGCTACAAACGCTCTTCAAACAGCGACCCTAGGCTTTACTTCTGTATCAGGAATGGCTGTTACAACAGACTCTATTCCTTACCGTGAAGGTGGATATAACACCACCGTTCACCAAATTCCAGGACAAACCACATTTGCTCCAATCACATTGCAACGTGGTGTAATTCTTGGAACTAACCAAAACTATGAGTGGATGCGTAATATGTTTGCAACTGTTCAAGGTGGCGGTACACGTTCTGCAACACAGAATTTCCGTTGCGATCTAGAAATTGCGGTACTATCACACCCAATTCCTGGAGCAAATCCAGCAGATACAACAGCAGCACAATCTGACCACGTAGCAATGCGTTTTCGGGTTTATAACTGCTGGCCAACTTCTGTAGCATACTCAGACCTAAACGCTGGAGATAATGCTTTGTTTGTTGAACAAATGACTCTAGTCCATGAAGGCTTTGATGTTAACTGGGCTTCTGGTTTAGAGAAGGCAAACGAAGCAGCAGCATTTCCTGCATCATAACTAACAAAGGACAATAATGACGAACACAATTAGTGCAGCGGCTAATCCCGCATTAGCAAACCAAATGTTGAATAAGGCTTTGGCTGAAAAGCCAAAGGAAGTAATGCCAGAAATTGTTTCACCTTTGGATACAACTGTTGAACTTCCTGGCGGCTTAGTAACAGCCGCTGGGGAGGTCATCAGGACAGCCGAAGTCCGTGAACTTACTGGTAAAGATGAAGAGATCATTTCTAAGTCTTCAAATCTAGGTAAAGCAATACTCACAGTTTTACAATTAGGTACTGTAAAAATTGGAAATGAACCAGCAACTGAATCATTATTAAATGAGTTGTTGATCGGAGATCGAGATGCAATTCTTCTTGGAATTTTAAAATTAACATTTGGTAATAAGGTTAAGATTCCAGTATTTACAAATGGTGAAGAAAAATTAGTTGAAGTTGATATTACTGCTGATATAAAACATAAAATTTTAACTGATCCAGTAAATCAAGTTGTGTTTACTGTTCAAGGTAAAAATACTGAATACACAGTAAAACTTCCTAATGGTATTGTTCAAAAAGAATTAATAAACAATATGGATAAAACCTCTGCAGAATTAAGCACTCTTATTTTAGAAAACACTGTTATCCGTATTGGAGAAAACCCTGTATACAGTAAAGCACAGGTACAAGCCCTAAACGTTGTTGATCGTCGAAAAATAATTGATGAAATAAACAAAAGAGCACCTGGTCCTCAATTTGAGGATGTTGTTGTTGTTGACCCTGAAACTGGAAGTGAGGTAACGGTTCCTATTAATTTAGGTTCCTTATTTCAGTTCTAACTTAAGTAGTTATGTCAGATTATTTTCAGAATGGTCTGCATTAACTGAGTATTACAGCAGTTGGTCTCTATCTGAGATAAAAGGTTTATCTCAAAGAGAAAGAAAGAACTGGTTAGAGATAGCCAGATTTAAACAGGAAAGGATGATGAATGGCTAACGATCCAATCTCAAAACTTCCTGGGTTAAATCAAGAACTTGCTAAAACTGAAAAAAGGTTAGTATCTATTGAGTCCGTTGTAAAACGGATTGGTGGGCTTGCTGGAAATACTTTTAAAACAGTTTCTGCAATTCTTACTCCAAGTACTGGTCAATCCAACAGTATGGGACTTGGAACAAGTGGCGCTAACTTTAGTGGCAGTGGTGGACAATCCAGTGTAATGCCTTGGCTGTACACCAAGGGTGGAGCCGCAGGTGTTGCTGGTGTTCAGTTTGGTTTAAGTACTGCCGCTGGAGCATACAACGCTGTTCCAGATTTAGGCTTAACTGTTGCTCGTGCTACTGGTTTTTACCAAAGTTCTCTTCGCACTGGCGGTCAAATGAATCGTGCTGGTGTTGCAAAAGCCACCTTCAGTGCATTAGGTGGTGGAGTTACCAGCCTTGGATCTGATCAATATGTTGCATCAATTCTTGCTCAAGGTTACGGCTACATGCCAGGAACTGCTGACTACACACGAGCAGTTAAAGAAGTTGGTGGTGCTGCTCGTTATTTAGGAATGTCAAATGAAGCCGCTGCTCAGGCTATTGGTGGATTACATACTGGTGGAATGGGTGGAAATCTTTATCAATATGGAATAAGTACATTTGATCCAAAGACTGGTAAGGCTCGTTCTACTGGAGAAATTGCTAAACAATTATTTGACAGAATGACACAGGGACGCAAAGTAACTGCTGAACAAATGGCGCTATCTTTGCGTGAAGGTTTTGCTGGACAATCATTGAGGTCTCTTGGTTTTTCTCAAAATCAACAAGAAATTTTTGGCACCATACTTACAAATATGGCTGCAGGCAAAGGCCCAACCGATTTAGAAAATGCTCCATTTAATCCTGATAATCCAACAAATGCACAAATGAAGATTGCAACTTCATCAACTGCTTTGATGGAAAGAGCAACTGAACCAATGATTGAAGGATTTAATAATGCTGCAACTGCTGCTGCTGCATTAAATGCACAGTTAGCAAAATTACCCGATGGTTTTTTCAAAGCAAAAGGATTTATTCAAGGATTTTCAAATACACCAGGTGGCTCATTAGTGGGTGGAGTTCTTGGCGGAGTTGGTGCTGCAGTAGGAACAATCGCTATTGCCGCTGGTGCTCGTAGAGTATTTGCTGGTATGGCTGCAAAAGGTGCATCACAAGTTATATCACCAGCAGTACGAGCCGCTATGAAGGCTGGGGGTGGGGCTGCTGCTGCATCAACAGCGGCCAAGGTTGGATTAACAGGTTTAGGAAAAGCGGTTCCAGTTATTGGTGGTGCTATTGAAGGATTTGGTAATGGTGGTTTAGGTTCATTTTTAAGTACTGTAGGAATTTCTGCTGGTGTTGGTGCAATGTTTGGTGGAGGAGTTCCTGGAGCCGCTGTGGCTGGTGGTTTAAGTGCTCTTGGTTGGCTTGGTGCTAAAGCAATAAAGAGTATGTTTGGAACACCTGCAAGTGCAGCCGAACCAACCCCAGTAGGTGCAACACAAACTTCTGGTATGGATCAAGGTTTATTACAAACATTAAAAGATGCTGGTTTTAGCGGCGATGCATTGAACACTGCTTATGGAATTGCAAAAGCAGAATCTGGTGGAAGATCAACTGCATATAATGGATCTGGATTAGATAAATCTTATGGTTTATTCCAAATTAATATGGAAAACAATGATCCACAAAATTTAAATATGGGTAAAAAACGTAATGCGGAGTATTTAAAGAAGTATGCATCAATTGGTTATAAAGGTCAAGAAAGTTTATTAGATCCAACTATAAATGCAAAAATTGCATATGATATATCTAAAGGTGGAACAAACTTTAATCCTTGGACTACTTATACAAGCGGTAAATATTTAGAAAATATGCCTGGAAATGTTTCAACAAGTGTTGGAAATAAAACAGTAAATATCACTGTAAGTTTAGCAAATGCATCTACAACTGAAGCAAATGCATTGGCTAAAAAAGTTAAAGAAATTTTATTAAATGATAAAGATCTTCAAGTAGTGGGGAGTAAGTAATGGCTGGAGAACACGGAAATCCTACTGGTCCAGTTAGACCAGGTGACACCCTTTCTACTTCTGACATTATTGCAAATGTTCAAAGTGAACAACAAAAAATAAAAGAGAAAAAAGAATTAGAAGCAACTAAAGCAAAACAACAAAAAGAGTTAAGTAATGTTGTAAGTAATTTAGATTACTACACTTCTGTAAGAAAACAAGCATATGTAGATTTGGCAGGATACGAAAAGACTTTAAAAAATTTATACATTGAATTTGGTGAACCACCATACTCTCCTGCAGAAACAGACGCATTAAACAGTGCAATTTTAAACGTCAATAGATCACGGCAATACATTGATACGTTAACTACAAAGATTACAGATTACGATAATCAAAGAAAAGCACTTCAAAGTAAGTTAATTGCGGCCTCTGCTGTTGCTGGGAAAAAAGAATTCGACAGTAAGGCTCAAACTAAACCAGTACCTACTCAAGGAAATAAGCCAGGAAAAAATGTTAAACCTGCTGGAACAAATCCTACGCCTGAACCTCCACCACCTCGAGTTCCTTTATACACATACAACGCACCTATGGTTCGCACCGCATACTTCCGTGGAAGAGGCCCACAAAGTCAAACTACAGATAGTTCTATTTCAGACTCAGGAAATTACACAGATGCACAAAATATGTATACGCCTACTGTATACGATCCAGTAACTGGAGCAGTTATAAGCGCTGCACCTGCAGCAAAAGGTACATTTCAAATGTACAGAAGACTTCAAGACAATACACAATTTTATAATAAAACAGAAAATGCTGACAAAGACTCTACTATGTATGGATTTAAATTTTTGTATAACCCAACTGAAGTAAGTATGGGTTGGGGTATTGCAGAAGGGTTTAACCCAGAAGTAGTGCAAAGTGGAGCCGACGGTGGAATTGGTCCAATAGGTGCTGGAGTAGATCAAAGCACTATTGATTTTACATTGCTTTTAAATAGAGTAGAAGACATGCAGTATTTAAACTCAAATGGTTTTAAACCAGATGTTAAAAGTCCTTATCCAGGAGATTTTAATAAGGTTGAAGATTTACAAATTATTTATAAAAAAGGAACTATGTATGACATTGAATATTTATTTAGAACTATTAATGGACCAAATGCAATTTATCAATCTGGATTAAATGATAAAACTGCCGATAGAGGATATCTTACAGGTGCTCGAGTAGAACTTCACTTAGGTGATGGTCTTAGGTATTTAGTAAGACTAGGGTCTTTGACAATAAACCACACAATGTTTAATGAACGTATGGTTCCATTATTGTCAAATGTACAAATTAGTTGTCACAGATTCTATGACATTCCAGCACCAGGAGATAGATAATGATTTATTTAGATAGTAGATATGTTGATGGAAAGTTGTTTAAGGCATGGCATGCAAAAAAGAAAGAATATCCGCTAACTGTTTTTAGACAATGGCCAACTACATTTCAAGCATACTTTGTTTATGAATGGGTTGAAACTGATCGGTTAGATTTGTTAGCAACTAAATTTTTAGGTGCACCATCTTTGTGGTGGAAAATTTTAGATATAAATCCAGAAATAATAGATCCATTTGGAATTAAACCAGGAACTCAACTTAGGATTCCAAATGTTTGATCCAGAACGTCAAAATCGGTTAGGTAATTCTTTTACAGTTTCTTATCCTGATTTTCCATCTATTACTACTTTGCCTAGAAGCATAACTATTATTCAAGATATGAACATGCATGATAGAGTAGAAATACGTTATAGAAATATTCCAGCAGCATTATTTACTGCTTTAAAAACAGGTGTTGCAATTGAGATTACTTGGAAAAATGATAAATCTTCTGGAAAAATTTGGGGATATGTAACTCGTGTTTCAACACCAGTACAACAACGCCAATATCGTGAAGTAATAGTCAAATGTGTTGGATCTTCATACCCATTAAAAGAACGGGATTCAAAAGTTTGGATTAATAAAACAGCATCAGAAATAGCCATAGAAATTGCTAAAAAAGCAAATTTAAAACCAGTAGTAACTCCACACACAACTAGATTTACTCAACAATCTTTATCTGGTCAATCATATTGGGAAAAATTAAGAGAACTTGCAAACTTAATTGGTTATGGAGTACAGGTTTCTGGAACAGAATTACATTTTCATCCAATAGATAAAATGATAAATCAATTTATGACAGTTATGCCTGTTATGGCTATAAAAGATCAATTAACTTCTCCTTCTAATTACTACAA